GTCCTCGGGCATATTGGGGCAGGCCACATGGAGGAACTCATGCACCATCGTATCAATCATCTCGTCCTCGGGCTGGCGGGGGTCGATGCTGACCACCCCCGTGTTGATGTCCAACTCCCCGAAGTTGGTCGAATTGCGGGTGGTAGGGGGGTTATCCCCTAGTTCCTCAAACACTACCTTGATGCGGCGGCTCTTTGTCATCGGGGATGGGGTCTGGGCAGGCCGTGGTGGGCTTTGCGGACCTAAAGGCATACCAGATACCCCCTAGTACGCAAACGCCGCCTAGAGAGGCAAGGGAGGGTAGGAACCAAGGGGTTTCGACTAGGGAGGGGAAGGCCAGCAGGCTGGCGGACCCGGCGGCACAGGCGGCGGCACCTAGGAACTGCCGGAGCCAAGCGAGGGCTACGGCGGCTAGGGCTAGGCAAGCCCCGATGCCCGCACAGGTCCAAGTGACCACATCCTTCTTGGCTTGGGCAACCTCGGCCTTCAGCGCGGTGATCTGCTTGTTGGCGTTGTCGAGAGCCTGCTTGTTCTTCAGGGCTTCGGCTTCGGCCTTGGCGAAGTTGCTGTCGATGACCGCCAGCAGTTTGCGACCCGCATCCTCGGCGCGCTTGTACTCCTCGGGGTTATTACGGGACACCCGGTTCCGCACATAGTCGATGTGGGTCTGGTCGGGCTTGGGGAGGTAGGCGGCGGCTACCCCGAGTTCGGCTTTGACGATGGTGGGCTTGTCCGAGTTCTCGGAGGCCACGGCGATGCTGGCGGCAACCCGCTGGTCGCTCTTGTCGATTTGGGTCCCGATGGTGCCGAGGTCGGCGGTCGGAGTACCCGTCCCCTGCGTGTCGGCGGTCGGGGTGCAGGCCGTGAAGCCGAATAGGGCGATGACCAAAATACGATACATCGTAAATTGGTTATTTACCCTTGAGCGCGTCGAGGAGAGCCTTGCCCTTATCTTCCGTAGACTTGATCTTGGCGGCGTTGTTGCGGAAGAACAGGACACCGCAGGCGAACCCAGCGAGAAGGGACAGGACGATGGAGATGAGGTAAAGCATGAGATTAGACGACAACCCAAGAGTCAGCGGCGACCTTAACCAGATTGGCGACAAACGCCCCGTTGCTGGTTAGATAGGTCACGCTGTTAGTCGTGGCATTATTGATGTAAGGTCCAGCCATCCCATAGTCAGCAGGTGAAACGGTGATGTAGGAGCAGTTGTTGAGCGCCAAGCGAACCGTGGTTCCGACCGGGAAGTTTACCGTAGCATCAACAGGGATATAGACCGTCACATAATTTTGCCCCGTGATGTAGACGATGTTGTTGGCATCACCGATGACCAGCGTGTAAGGGAAAGAAGTAACTGGGTTGACGGTCGGCGCGGGGACGCTGGTGAGGAAGCCAGAGGGGTTGCCAGTAAGCGGGTAGTAGTTCGCCGGGAGGTAAATCATCAGCGAAGTCGAGTCGGTCACTAGGCCCGTGATCCCACTCCAGTCCACCGTACCAACGGGAGCCGTGTTGGCATCCCAAGCACCATCCTTGCGGACATAGGGAGTTCCATCAATCGGGGCTTCACCGATGTAGCCAAGGCCAGAGATATAACTAACGAGGTCGGTCTGGTCGGTCACCGTCCCGGTGATTGCGCCCCAGACAGCCGAACCGCCAGCGGCGACCCACTCCGTGTTGTAGTCGGTGCCGTCAATCTTCGCCAAGACCTGTCCCGTAGTTCCGCCGATAGGAACACCAACGCCAGCCGTACCCTGCGGGCCAGTCTCGCCTTGGATGCCCTGTTCGCCCTGTATGCCCTGCGGGCCTTGGATGCCTTGGTCACCCTGCGGGCCTTGGATGCCCTGCGGACCTTGCGGACCCGTGGCACCAGTCAAACCAATCGGACCCTGCGCGCCCGTGGCACCAGTCAAACCCGTGGGACCAGCAGGACCAGTCGCCCCCGTGGCTCCCGTGGCTCCAGTCGCACCAGTAGGACCAGCCGGACCTTGGATGCCTTGGATGCCTTGAGGACCAGCAGGACCAGTAGCCCCCGCAGGACCAATCGGACCCTGCGGACCTTCGATGCCAGCCGCACCCTCAAGGTTGACCGTCCAAGCGGCGTAGGTGCCAGAACCCGTGTGGTTCTTGATGTCGGCAACCATCGCACCCGTGACGGCATTGTACGAGGTGACATCGCCATGCATATGGTTGTTGTTGTCGTAGGCGATGATGATGCTCTGCTGGGTCGTGTAAGCCAGAAGGGGGGCAACCGTTAGGTTCTTCGTGCCGTTGCCGATCAGAAGGCTGGTGGTCGAGGTCGTGGCGTACTTATCGCCCGTGATGCCTTGGATGCCCTGCGGACCTTGAGGCCCGGTGGCTCCCATAGAGCCTTGAGGACCAATCGGACCAGTCGGGCCAGCGGGACCAGTAGCCCCCGTAGCACCAGTCAATCCCGTGTCACCTTGGATGCCTTGAATACCTTGCGGGCCTTGGGGTCCAGTCGGTCCGGCAGGACCAGTATTGCCCACGGGACCAGCGGGACCAACGACACCTTGCGGCCCTTGCTCGCCCTGCTCACCTTGGATACCTTGGATACCCTGCACCCCTTGGCTACCCTGCGGACCAGTCGGCCCAGCGATGCCCTGCGGACCAGTATCACCGACCGGGCCTTGCTCGCCCTCGGGGATAGTGAAATCGAACACGGCGTTGACCGCCGTACCAGAGTTGACCACATCAGCGTCCGTACCCGGCGCGCCAGTCGTAGTCGTCCCCACATTAACCGTAGCCGCCGTGACAGGCAGGTTCGGGTTGATGGTGATCGTGGCCGAGTCTAGAATGTTAAGGGTGATAGCCATTAGGTGTAAGTGTTCTTGGTCACATTGTTGAGGATGATGACATTAATAGTCTCGGAATAGATGGCTACGCCGTTCTTGACGAACAGCAGGTCCATGAAGCCCATACCCCAATGCCAACCCTCGGTGTTGGCGTAGAACAAAGTAAAGTCGGTCGAGTTCAACTTGGTGACCGTGAGGGGGTACTCGTAAAGCCGGGAGTCACGGAGGGTGCAGTACAGGTCAACGCCGTCCAGATTGGCGGGCGCGCTGGGGGTAGACTGGGTGTAGACCCCCTCAATCGTGAGGGTAGAACCCTTGGTAAAACTAAAGGTCGGAGTTGCCATAGGGCTTTGGAACTAGCCCCGTGTCAAACCCGCCTCAAGGGGGGGTAGTTTCGGTCATTACCCAGTTGGTTTGGGTAGTCGTCGTAGTCTTTCCTGCTTCTTCGGCGTAGTAGAGGTACTCAACCCCGTATAGGGTACGGTAGGATGCGTTCGGAGGAACATAATCTGGCGACCCTACAACCGGGTCGTCGGCGGCTGAAAATGTATGGCTAAAGTTAACCGTGATTGTCGTTGAAACTGGAGGTGACGGCGGGATGTACTGATCAACCGTGGTTGTACGGTCACAGGAAAGTTTCATGGCAACGCCACGCCAAGGCTTGTTGATTACATCACCCTCAATGACGATGGCCCTGAACTTGGGGGTATGATAAACAAAATAAGAAACCCCCGGATTATCTACGATGCGTACATCTTCACCGTCTGGAGTAAGATCAACACTTCCGTTGAAATAGAAAGTCACACCTACGGCAAGGTCTAGCCCGTAGCCTTGAACAATGTATCCTTTCGCATCTGGGGGATTTTGTGGAAACGCAATTTCCCTATTAGTAATGTCTGAAGGGTAAATCCCACCGTCAGCGAAGATTGACACGACTCCTACTCTCGTAGGCGCACGACCTTTGCTCATCGGCTTACTTGTCTCAATCATACCCGGTAGAAGAAGTAAGAGGCCGTCCCCGGCTCCGTGTACTTGTGACGCTCCGCCCAGAGGCTACCGCTGACCAGTTGGTTGATGGCGTATGACGGCACACCGCTAGTAACCGTCACCGTTACAAAGGCCAAAGAGATGTAGCCCTCGCTATCCGTGTCCGTGGTAGGGTGGGACTCAATCTTGATTTCGGAGTCTGACTTGGGGAATGGCACCGGGGCTGGGTCTGCCTTGCACTTAATGGTCACCACATAGTCTCCAGCCGAGGTCGGCAACAGAAGCGGCGTGTATGCAGGGTTGGTCATAATCGTCCCGTTGATAAGCGGGATGACATTGTTGACCGCGCCGACAACTACACCGACCGCTGGCTCACCTTCGGACTCCGTGAGGAACACTTGGAACGGACTTGTGAAAGTATTGAAGTTAACCTCTTGCGTGGTGCTGAAGCCAACGCCTCCGATGGACGACTGGAACTCGATGCCCTGCGAGAACATTGTCCTGCTCTTGTCGATGCCCGCCGCCATGCGGTTAAGCGCGCGGGACGAGATGGGTTCATTCTCTCCAAACGAACCGTACCCAGAGGAGTTGAAGCCGGAAATTGATTTCATCCGCCGGGGATTACGGGATACACATCGGGATCCCAGCCGCCAAGTCCAGAAAGGGTGAGGTCTGTCGTCACCTTGTAGATTGTACCGTACAGTTCGACCGAGCAGTTAGTGACCAAGAAGTTGGGCTTAACCCTGCTTTTCCATTCTGATACATAGTTCATGCCACCCGGGTATCCGCCATCTTCCTGCGGCTTGCCGAGACGCTTGTATTCGTTGGGCAATGCGTAAGCGACACCCGTGGTCACCCAGCCGACATAAGACGACAAACCAAGGGCCGTGTCAGCGTTGGTGTAGTAGGTGAGGACTCGCAGGGTGTTCTGCGGCTTGTAGTAGGACTTGATGCCAGCCTTGATGTTCGGCGTGGTGTCATCGGTTTTCTGGTTAGGCAGGAAAGCGACGAACTGGCAGTTGTTTACGGAGCCAGAACCAGCGACCTTGGGAGTCCAAGAGGCTCGGAATGGGTTGTTTACTGGGTCATCAACATAACCGCCAGCCGCAGGAGGGTACCCGGCAAGAGGCTTCTGGGATGGCAGAGAACCAACAATGCTTGTGCAGTTGATGCGGATGAAATTGGGATGCGACTGGATGGACTCCGAAGCCGCCGCCGCCGTCATCTGGACCTGCGGCTCGGTGTATCCTCGCTCGCTGACGCTGGCATCAAGCCCGCAGTAGTCCGCCTTGATGGTGATGATCTCCCCCTTCTCCTCGGTCATCACAACTCGCCACAACTTCAACTGCGTGTAAAGTGGGCTTGGATGAGGCGCGCCACGATAGAACTGTGTGGTGAATGTACCAAGATAAGCCCGAGCCATCTTGAAAGTGACGGAGGACTGGAGAAGGCCAAAGCCGTCCGAGTCCACAGTCCACCCGGGCTGTGCCTTCTCAATAAGAAGGTCGTTACCGTATTTGATAATAGGGGTTGGCATTAGAAACCTAGGTTGGGGTTAAACTTAATTTCAGACTCTGGAACGGTGTTACCGGGCTTCATGTTCTCGGTGTTCTTGGCGGTCAGTTCGGTGGCGGCGGCGATGCGCTCAAGCGGGGTAAAGGCGATGGCGGTGATGAAGTCGCCGCCGCCCATCTGCTGAATAGTGGATGCACCTTGGGCTTCGGTAAGACCCTGCGGGGTGAGTTTCTTTCCCTTGGACTCAATGAGTTCCTTGATGCGCTTCTCATATGCAATCCTATCTTCGCTACCCTCTTTCATGGCGGAACCCCAAAGATCAAAATAACTCTGTTGTTGTTGTTTGGTAAGACCCTTGGACATCTGCTTGAACACTCCTTCGGCATAAAGCCTGCCGGACTCCTCCTTTGAGCCGGATGTCAACCTGTTCCAAATACGGGAGGAAAAGTTATTAATAAAATCCGCACCACCTTCACCTAGACTAAGAATACTACCAATAATGTTTATTGAAGCGTTCTCAATAGTTTGCCAAGCAACATCCCAAGCGTCGGCGGTATTAGACGCAACACGGCCTGCATTTTCATTTACACCAACAAGGGCATTGGCCTCTTTTTTCAGATCAACGGTACCCTGCTTGATGAGGGGGAGCAATTGCTCGAAAGACGAACCGAACAACTGGACTCCGTAGTGCATCAAGGTCGCGCTATCAGTCCCGGCTTCATGTGCGGCGGCGAGGGCCATCAAAGCGGTTTTGTAATCGAAGGTTCCGTCCCTCAAGTCAGTCAAGCCTACCCCAAGTTTGGCAAGAAGGGCATTAACCTCGGAGCCAGCAATCTTAGCGCGCCCCATGTTCTTGTTGAACTCGGCTACGCTATGGGCCATAGCCTGTGCGCTGATGCCAGCCTGTTGAGCCTTGAGTTGGAAATTGCGAAGTTCCCCGACAGGTATGCCGGTGGCTACGGACATATTGCGAAGTTCTCGCGCAATCTGTGCGTACTTCATCACGAAATCAAAACCAGCACTCAATACAGAGAAGATGGCTTGGAATTGACCGTATGCGCGCCCTAGCGTTGCAATAAAACCACCTGCTTTGGCAGTTGCCTGTCCGCCACCAGTAGATGCCGCCTTGGTCACATCGTTAAGACCCTTCTCAAGTTGAGTGGTGTCCGCGCCGACCTTGACTACGATTTCAGTTGAGGCCATCAGTTCTTTTTCTCTTTAAAGCGGTTAATGATGTTGTCAAAGTCGTTCAGCATTTCTTCATCGTCCGTAGATACAACTTGAAGGTCGGAGCCGTTGTAGATGCCGTGGGAGATGCTCATCCAGACGGCTTCACCTTCCGGCATAGTCCACGCTTCTTCAAGACTGCAACCATGCCGGACATTGTTGGCGACACAGGCCAGAGTCCACGGGATGTTCTCCTTGGACTTCTTCTCCTGCTTGGACCAGAGTTTTGGGTACGAGCAAGACTCTAGCATGATGCCTAGGACACGCCCGACTGCACGCGCCAACCGATTACGGTTGGAGTTAAGAGAGAAATAATGAAACTTCTCACTCAAAGTCATCTGCGCTCCGAAACTAACCTTATTCAAGGTGGACATGATGCGGACAGCCATAATCACATCAATGGCCTTGAAAGACCTGTTCTGGTAATCGAGGAACGGGGAGTCGATGGACTCCATCTGTACCCGGTGGCGGAGGCAGAAAGGAAGCAACCGCCTCCCGCAGACTTTTACATCCAGCGGGATGACGGTCGTAGCCTTTAGGTAGCGAGCATCCATTCGGGATGCGCGCCGTTTAGGCGATCTCTTGGTACTTGATACCTTTGACGGTGACCTTGCGGTAGTCCTTGTTCACACCCTTGTCGTCAATCGACTTTAGGATGAAAACGGTGCTATCGTAGGTGAACTGAGTACCGATAAGGGGAAGGGTGCCGCCAAGTTTGAGAACCCCATCCAAAGTGACCTCGATACGGCGGTCATCGAGATGATTAGTAATCACCAAACCATTTTCGTCAGCGACTTCTACATCTAGCGCGAGGGACTGGGAGAAGTCATCGGACTGAACAACCATGTAGTCAACATCGTCACGAAGCCCGTAGAAAAGGGCCACACCATATTCAATAGGGGCAGGCATAGGAGGTCTTTGGAACTAGCCGATTGTCAAGGAGACGGGGGGAGCATCACGAACACCGTGTATTCAAGCAGGTTGCCGTACTTGCGCTGGTGCATACCCTCCTCATCTTGGTTCACCCAAAGGTCGTACAGGATGCCGTCCGTACCGAGCGTCCACAGGGCTTTGAGGGCCGTCTTATCGGCCATGTAGTTCTGGACGGTCTGAACCCGGGTTCGGTGCTGGTCTAGGGTGTCGTCATCGGCGGACGAGTAGACACCGATCTCCAGCGTCACGGTGTAGTTGCCATATGGGTTGCTACCTAGGGCATCAGCGGCGCGGCTGGACTTAGCGTAGACGGTGACCAAGGGGATGACCTTGGTTTCGGGGGTGATGCCCTTGTGGACAGCGGTACCCGTAAGGGCGGTGGCGAGGTAGGCTTGGACCTTTTCCTCGACAATGGTACGGGCGGAGTAGAATGGGATGCTCATATTAGATTTTGGTTACATCGAAACCTTTGAGTTTCTGTGTAAGTTGAAGAAGGGTTCCGTGGTTTTTCTTGCCACTCAAGGTCTGAAGCATCTTTACGCGCATGGCGTAGCCACGATGGTTCCAAGCCTTTTGAAATAGGTGCCAGCCTTGGGAGTGACTTTTTGCGATGGAGTTTCCAATGCGGACACTTGGGCTTGGGCCAGTAAGCATGGGCTGAACAATGGCATTGGAAGAACCCTGTCCAGAAATCCATTTTGCTTGGGGCATTTTCCCCAGTTTATCTCCAGCATACCACCACCCGGCCTTTAGTTTGCCTACGCGCACTTGGGTCGTTTTGATGTAACGCTCGACCATCTTCCAGTCGCGCACATAGAAGTCCGGCTTGCGGTTCTTGCTGACCTTGTAGTTCTTTCCACGGACGAACCTATGGATAGCCCCAATCTGTCCCTCGGACTCTTGGAGCATGATGTTGCCTCCGCTGGATAGGTTACCGTGGCGTTTTTCCTTAAACAGATCGTAGTCGGCCTGCGTGACCATGCCGCTGGTATTAAAGGTATCGAAAAGCCATGCAGGAGAGTGGGGAGGTGGCTTGCTAGCCTTGGCCCTCACCCAAGCGTCAAAGATGCCTAGGTTGCCACGCTGGGCCACAAGGCCAGCGGGTGCTTTGGCTAGTGGGGCAAAGATATGGCGGATGTCCCGGTTGACGGCGGCTCGGCCCTTGTTCCTTGCCTTCAATCCAAAGCCACCTTCGCCGCCCTTGGTGATTTGAGGTTCAGACCCGGAGAATGGAGGGTAAAGGTCACAAGCATCCCGGGCGAGCAGGCGCGCCTCGTCCTTTACGACTTCAGCCACGGTCTTACGCATGACCTGTGAGTACATAGCCACATGGGTGGCATACAGGCTGGCATCAATACGAACACCCTTCTGGACGGAGATGGCAAACGCCATTACTGCACCAGCGTCTGCACCTTGGCGATCACCCACGCCGAGGGAGGTCGGTCGGTGACAGTCATAATGCGGAACTGCTCTCCGTTGTAGGCGATGATGTTGCCGTGGGCGACAAGGCCGGGGTGGGCCACCAGACCCGACCGCAGGAACTTCACATCAAACGAGGTCGATGAAGTGAAGCCGCCCGTCTCCAAGTCCTGCATGATGGCAGGCTGGCTCATAAGCGCGTTGAGAGGCACAGGCGTACCACCCGGGACATTCTTCACGGTGACCGCCTTGGGGATTTCCCCAACAATCTCAAGGGCATCGGTTGCCCATTCTGCGGGTAGGTCTGCCATCTGGAACTAGCGGATTGTCAACAAAGGGAGAAGCCCGCCTCCCTTGGCTGGGAAGCGGGCCTCTCGGCATTGTCGCATCGGGGGTGGTGAACCGCCCCCTAAACTGTCCGCTGATTAGGCGGTGAAGATGATGCGCTGGAGGGCGTTGGGGTTACCAACAGCCGTACCCTGAAGCCAGACGGCCTGCATATTGTGGGTACCCATCTGCCAGTTGTAGAAGTAGCGGAGCGCGAAGGTGAAGCCGGACTCGGGGTCGGTCACATTCATCTGCTCGCCACCGCCCGTGGTGGGGCTGGCGGGGACTCGGGTGACGATCACCAGACCCTCCTTGCAGGAGGCGATGCCGTTCAGACCTTCGGAGGTCGGGGTACCGAGGCCAGCGAAGCCGTTGAACTCGCTCACGCCGAAGCCATGCAGTTTCTTGTCGATGCTGTTGTTCTGGATGACATCCGAAACACCATACGAGAAGGTCTGGGCGACAGACGGGTCCTGCACCAACTGGCCGAGCGCGTCCGGCGAGAGCAGGAGGTGGCGGTCGTTGTGAGGCAGGTTCGCCTTGGTGAGATTGGTGGCGGCGTTGGCGACAGACTTGCGGTCGAACAGAGCCTGCGTACCGTTGTAAGCCTTGGTAGCGAAGTTGGCGTTGGTCACCTTGCCGAGAACGGCGTTGTACAGGGACAACTGGATGGCGTTCGCCATCGGAGCCATGAACAGGCGGCGGAGACGCTCAAGCGAGAGCGTGGAAGCCTCGAAATCCGTGAAGGCGACATCGACATAATCGGGTTCTTCAAGGGTGATGGCGACATCGGTCGAGTTGGCGGCGGACGGGACAAAGCCGTTAGCCGGGTTGTACTTCGTGGAGGTGAAGGAACCAGCGTAGCGGGTGTGGACCGTGGAGCCGCGCTCAGCGACATAGGAACCGAAGTCGGTGACGGCGATCTTGGTCAGCGGCACGAGTTCGGGGACGAGGGTGCGGAGGCTTTCCTCGGCAACGAGTTGGAGGGTAAGACCACCAATGGAGTTCGACATATTAGTATTTTACGGGGTTAGAGTGAGGGGGAAATTACTTGAGGCCGGAAGCGCGCAGGATGGCGGGGCGGTTAGCCGTGTAGAACACGGAAGCGGCCTTGGCATCCTTCTGCTTGAGGGCGACCCATTCATCGGCAACATCTTGATCCGACTTGGCGGACACGGCGACATCGGCGGGCGAGACTTCGACCGGGTTAACGCCGACCGAGGCCACGATGTTAGCGGCCTTCTTGCCAGCGGACTCATGTGCGGCCTTGGCCTGTTCCAGTTCGGAACGGAGGCTGGAGATGAGGCTTTCCGAAGCGGCGAACTTCTCGGTGGCTTCGGTGAACTTGGCGTTCACTTCGACTAGGGTGGCTTCCTTGGAAGCGACCACCGCATCTAGTTCGCTAATCTTGGCGGCGAGGGCAGATACCTCGGCAACCTTGGACTCGACCTCGGTAGCCTTGCCCGTGAAGGCGGCTTGGAGGGCGTTGAACCGTTCTTCGAGAGACAGTTTGCTCATTCTGGAACTAGCAACTTGTCAAGGACACTTGGTCTTGTCGTCCGTGATGATGGGATTACAGCCGGGGTCATCGGGCAATTCCTTCTCATCTTCTTCGTCATCTTCTTCTTCGCCATCGGCCTTCTTTTTCTTCTTTTTCTTCTTATCCCCAGAGATGGGGGTGGTGCCGTCCTCGTCCTTGCCCTGCTCGGGGGTGACTTCGGCGGAGATCGCCTTGGCATAGGTTCCGATGTTTCCGACCGAGGGTTCCGCGCCTTCAAAGGCTTCGTAGTATTCCTCGCCAATGTACATCAGCAAGTCATCGAGGGTGTCTTTGATGCCCGTGACGAGCATCTTGGAGGCGGCTAGACGGCCAGACCAGCATTGGCCCTGCATATCCTCTACCTTCGCCATAGAACGGACGGCCAATACATCCATGATGAACCAATCGTGTGTTTCCTTCACATCGGCGTTGAACAAAGCCTTCTGTTCAGGGGTCATGTCGGTGCCGGGGTAGCCAGCGGCCTTCGCCCAGCCAGACTTGAACAACTCGACCTTGTAACCTTCCATCTCGAAAGCCTTGCTCTCGTTGATGAAGCCCATGAAGCAACCGATGTTGCCGACTAGCGAGGAGCCGCTGACCCAGACCTCATCGCATTGGGAGAGAAGCCAGTAGCCGCCAGAGCAAGCCTGCTTGCAGGTCCAGCCGATAGTCCGCTTCTTGCACTTGCGGATGCGCTTGGCAAGTTCGGGGACACCCGTGACGGTACCGCCCGGGGAGTCCACATCGAAGATGATGACCTTGATGTTGTCGTCACGCTGGGCATCCTCAAGCATCTCCTCGATGTCCTCGATGTCGCACGAACCAGTCATCTTGTCGATTTCGCTGATGCCGGAGCCGATGACACCCTTGATGGGGATGACCGCCAGACCGCCGTTCTTCGCCATCTGGGGGCGAGGCCCGAAAATCATCTCAAGCGTTTCCTCGATGTCCGAGTTGGCTTGGATGGCGGCAGGGTCGAACTTGGCGACCCGATCTAGGTGAGACTTGGCCTTCTGGGACTCGATAAGCATCGGAGTCCCGTTGTGGTAGGCGGAGTGAAGGTTATTCATCGGAAGGTTCGTTCAAAGGGTCGGGACCAACATTAGGGTCATTGGGGTCGGATTTAACCTTCTCCCCATCGTCCATAGCCTGTTCCTCTTTCTCGTCATTGCTCTTGTACGCCGCATCGACATCGGCGGGGGCGACATTCTCGGGCATGATGGCGGAGGAAACCTGCACATCGAACTCATCGGCCAGAGTCTTGAAGTGAGCCTTTTCGGCAAACAACTCACGGGCGACGGCCTTCGGGTCAAGACCCATTTCCATCTGGTGAGAAGTCCAAGTCTTGAGGCCAGCCTTGATGTCGGCGCGGTTGGCGATGGCATCGCGCCCGGTGTCCACGGTGACACGGCGGGGGGTCGTCCATTGGACTCGGTGCCAGTAATCGTTGGCGGGCAGGATGCCGTCCTTGATGGCGTTGCCGATGACATATCCCCACACCGGGGTGAGGAACCTCTGCATGAGGATGTTCTGACGATGCTGGAACTTGCGGTCGGCCTTGGCGATGATAAGGCGAACGGACGCGCCTCCAATCTTAGTCGGGTCGTAGGTGAACTCGTAGGGCAGGAAGCCCGAGAGCGAGTCACGGATAAGGTGGTCGATGAAGCCCGTGAACGCTTGGTTCGGGCGGGACGACTCAAAGGACTCCAGTTTCTCGCCGGGAGCAAGGGACAGAACCTTGCCGCCGATGAAGGTCGAGGCTTCGTTGTGATCGGTCAGACCGTTGTTGCCGTAGTCCTGCGGACGCATCCCAAAGGCTTCAAAGTCCGACTGCGAGCCGTCGAACTGCGGGTTCTCACGGGTGATCGTGCGGGTGATGTCCGAGGAGGTCTTAACCGCCAACTTCTCCAGCGACAAGATTTCCATCATGTCGATGATGTTGTTGATGCTGTGCTGAAGCGGGCTGTAAGCGCGCGCGCCAGAGGCTAGTTCAGGCTCGTACAGGTGCAGGACGGCATTGGCGGGAACCTGTCGGCTGGAGCCGTCCGAACGCAGGATGTTGTAGTAGACGGGCGCACCATACGGGCCAAACATGATGCCGTCCACCATGCCAGAAGGCGGCGCGCCAGAGGCGGCGTTGCCGACACGGTGCGACTCGATGACCTGCAACTTGGGCGCACCGCCGGGGCCACGGGTCTTGACGATGAAGCACTCGCCGTCTCGGTCCATCAGACGGCAGACAATGTGCTGGAGTTCAAAGAACGAATACCGACCCGTGATGTCGCTGTTCTTGGAGGCCCATTCACGGAAGTATTGTTCGGCAACATCATCCCAGACCTCATCGCCGGACTCCGCCTGCGCCTTGATACCAGACCCAACCGAGTACAAGGCCATATCCCCGATAGCCTGTCGGATGAGGCCCGCATTGAGTTCCAAGTACCGCATCCTGCGGGTGGTCTCCATGCGGTCGAACACCGTCATGGTTTTCTTGAAATCCTGCGGCCAAGACGACCAAATCCACGACCGCTTGTTGCTGAACTTGGCGGACTCGAAATTACTGAAGATGCCCGGGCCTGCCGAAGCCTGCTTCTTCGGGATCGTGTTGCCAGCGGTCGGAAGCACAGGCTTCGACTTACGGGCTACGGGGGACTTGTTCTTCTCGGATTTCTTTCGCATTACATCGAACGGAAGTTGTTAAGGCCGTTATAGACACGAACCTTATCGACCTGCCCATAACGCTGGGGGTCTTTCAGTTGCAAAGCGTATCGGGCCTCAATCATCACCGTCTGGATGTCCAGCGGCCAACCCTTCACCACGGTGGTGCCAGAGTCGGTGTATTCCATCATGGTCTTGCCCTCTTTGAGCAGAGCCACGGCTCGGGCAACGATGTCCTCGATGTCCTGTACGGACAAAATCGTGAAAATGCCAGTAGCACGCGCCATTTGGAAATAGACGGGTGTAAAGAGGGGTCGGCGGTTCACACCTTGCGCCACCAGAGCCACCAATGACACCCCATGCGCGTGAACCGCCGACTGGTAGGGAAACTACCCCTGTGGTGGGGCAGGTCAAGTGGTTTCTGCTTCGACCGCAGGCTTTTCTTCGGCTACGGTGGTTGCACCCTTGTTCTTACCCTTGCCGATAATCTTGCACATCATCCCGAATAGCACCCATTGAACTTCACAGTCCCAAAGGTGGTTAGCACGATCACCGATGGGCAACCAGATGGGTGTCCCGGCGTTGTTCTTGGTCCGATGCTCGGACTGCATCTGCTTGCGGTACTCGTCCCCGAAGTCCTCGGGGTAGGTGTGTGCGCCAGCCCTGCGTAGGCGGGATAGGGCATCCTTGAACACTAGGTTGGAGTAGAGGAACAGTTTGCAGGACTGCGCGCCGACTTGGATGACCTTGGCCCGGGAGTAGGGACGGTAGGCCACCTTGATGCCGTAAGGGGTCTGGATGCGCCAAGCGAACTCGTTTTGACCTGCCCCCTTGGTGGCGTTCCAACCGTACTTGGCACAGGTGCGGTAGACGGCATCGGTGTTAGGGCCGTCACCAGAGTCGAGGAACACGAAGAAGTTGGACACCTCATGCTTGAGTTGAAAGGCCCGCAGATCGTCCTCGGTGGCGAGGAACGCCCACTCCTTGCCACGGGACTTTCCATCGGTAGACGAACTTCGGACAATGGCGTAGTAGCCGTTGCGTTGCACATCGACATGGAGCGAGCGTAGCCAAGCGAACTGCTTGGACTTCTTTTGTTCTTCGGTGACAGGGGAAGGCACCAACTTGCCATCGACCATTGCGGCCTCGTCATCCCACGGGTCGGCCATCTTGTAGCCGCTGGGCATGATCTCGCCGCCGTCCTCGTCCGGGTTCTCGACCCATGACTCCGCTAGACGCTTTTGCTTGAACTCGATACGGGCAGTCTCGTCACCGTGTTCATCGTAGGCGCGCTTACCGTTAATGGCTTCCTCCGCCAATTCGCCCCATGACAAACCCCATTGTGCGCAGAGCGAGTTCCAATGGAAACCGACCATGCCTTTTGGGGCGGACGGGTTCATCGGCACATACTCGGCCTTGAGGTTCATCTCTTGCCGGACGGCGAAGGAGTCATCGTGCATATGGCCGCAGGACTTACAGCGGTACTTGATGCCCTTCTTGACCTTCTCGATTTCCCAGCCGCCACCGCCCTTGGCATCCTCGGGGTAGATCAACTGCTCCCACTCGTAGGATTGGAGCGTGTCGCACGACAGGCATCGGAACATCCACTCACGGCGGTCGGAGGTGTTCCAGAGGTTCGTGATGTCATCGCCCTCGACCCCGCCCTGCGAGATGAACACGGACTTGCCGTTCCAAGTGAAGGCGGTGCGGCGACGCTGGGCTTCTCCAAGGTGACCTTTCTTCCACGACCACACTTCGTCCCCGCCGAGGAAGCGGATGGAACGGCGTTGCAGGTTTCGCTTGTTGTCCGCACCCAGCACCCACATCGTGCATCGCTGGAACTGGTGCGTATGCCAGTTGGATTTCTCCGTTTGGCTCATCTTGGCTTGCGCGGCGGGCGTGGCTTCCCAGATGGGCTTGAGGCGGTTGGCCTGCCAGTCCTTTGCGTTCAAGTCCACATCCTGCAAGAGCAGGGTTGGACCGGGTGTGCGGGCGGCGATGTAGGCCGACCATAGTTCCAGCAGGGTAGACTTGCCCATCTGGACCGCGCCAAAGACCACGATGGTGTGTATCTCTGGATCGGTCATGGCCCGCAGGATGGGCGACAGGTACGGCGTGGACTCGACTCGAAAGGCACCCGGCATCGGCCCCGGCATATTCTTCACATTGGACTCCAGCCAGTCCACGATGTCGCCATCGGGGTCTGGAGCCAGCATCGCCCGCAGGTGCGACTCGTAGAGGTCAGCCGTCTGGTCGCTCATTCCTCGGTGTCGTCCACCTCATCGGCGGTCGCCTCGACTTCGGTGGGGTCTGCTTCGGGCATCTTGACCTCCTCCTCGGACTCCGCCACCGCCTCGGAAACACGGAACAGGATGCGGGTGATCTCCTCGTCAATTGCCTTCAACGCTCGCCCCGGGTGGTCTGGGTTCGCCCTAGAGGCCACTTTGGTACCCAGTTGAGTCAACTCGTTGCGGAGGTTGGTCAAAATCTTCCCAAAGCGTTCGATGGCGGTCTGGGTGCGGATGAACTCACGGCTGGCAATCTGGCGCGCGTGGAGTTCCTTCTCCATCGTGATGAGGGTCTTTACCAGTTTGTCGTAGGTCGAGTAGGACTTGCTGGCATCGGGCGAGTCGTTGGCGAGGTCGTCAAGGTACTTGCGGTGGGCCAGAGCCTTCAGTTCGCGCTGGCGGTCAACCGTCTCGTTGAAGTCACGGTCGCTGGTGACGGCGGCTTGTGATCCACCACGGACGGCCCTCCTCGACATGACCCAAGACTCCGCCGCCTCGATGGAGTCGATGGGCATCCCTTGGGTGATGTAGGCGTTGACCAGTTGCTTGGAGATGCCAAGCCGTCCGGCGATGTCGATGGGTCGTGGGCGTTCGCTCATTGTTTTTTGTTATCCACGGGGACGACCAAGATTAGTCGGGATGTCATCATCATCGTCATCCTTGGGTGGGTTTGGAGGTTGTTCTTCTGTCGTGAACTGATTTGGGCCAATGCCTAGGAGCCAGTTGATGAAGTTCATGTGCGGGTCTTGTGGTACTTGATCTTGCGCTGGCACTTTAGGTAGACACGGCGGTATTTGTTCCGCACCCACATGGCCCGTGAACGGGACCAAGTTTTGCGTGAGGTAAAGAACTTCTCATCGCTCTGGACCGAGACAATCTCAAGGAACTCGTCTTGGTACTTAATCGTTCCTCCGACATCGGGCAACTTGTCCGACTTACGCTGGATTACCTCCATGTCGATGGTGCAGACATAATCGCCCGGGTAGATGTCCTCGGACAAGTCTCCGCAATCAATGTCCCAGCCGGGGACTCCTGTGTAGATGACGCTCATTTCTTCTTCTTCAGCCTCGCACAAGCGTGTTCGGATTTCATGTACACCGAGGGCGGCAACCCGAGTTTCCGCTGGATGGTCTTGACCCGCAGGCTCACCGCCGCCCGGGTCAGATCGTGTTCCTTTGCCAAGGCCGTCATGTTCGGCTGTCCCGGCATCCCGACCGCCAACTTGATGCAGGTCGCCTGCAAGCGGTTCTCGGGATGGTCGCTATCCCCCAGCACCGACAGTATCTTGGCGATGATGTCTAGCACCTCGTCCTTCGTGTATGTCTTGTCGGTCATGTCGGGTACGCTCTGCGTGTTAAAATCGTCATGTCGGTACTCGCGCTTACGCATGGAGTCCACATTGTAGCCCCGAGGCCCGTGGCTCGACACCACATCGCCGTCCTCGCTGAACTGGAGTTCGTTGTCGGAGTCCACATAGCGGAAGGCCATCCCGATGCCGCTGTGTCCCGGGTTAGTCGGGTCAAAGCCCGTCTCAACCAAAGCCTTCTTCTGGTCGGCGGTGCATCGCTTCCACCATGCGGAGTAGATTTTCACCATCTCGGTGTGCCTGCTCATAGTCGCTCAATCATCTCCTCGACCTTGACGGCCACCGTCATCATCACGCTTGCTTCCTTCACCAGCAAAGCCGCCACTTCGCTGTCGGGTATCTGGCAGGCGCGGAAGATGTTTAGGCTGGCGACACGCCGCAACTCCATGATGTCTTGTTCAAGACCTTCCGGGATGAAGTCGCTGTGGTTGTCGATGACCAATGTATCCACAGTCATGCCCACAACCCGTGTTCAGTCAACAGGTCAAACGCTGTGCCGAACAAAGTACAGGTTGTCGTCAGTCTGGCCGATCATGCCGCGCCGCTGTGCCGCCTTCACCGTGGCCCAAGCCGTCTTGCGGTCCATCGCCTCGCCGTATGTCTCCTGCCACAACACGGCCAGAGTATCCCTCAACTCAAAAGGCCGCATCGGCTCGGTCGGCATCATGTCGAAGATGGCTTGGATGAGACGGCCACGCTCCCCCGCCTTCGCCTCCCGGGCGGCGCACATCTTTGTAATGTTCTCACGGAGACGCTCTGGGTGCTTTTTCCACATCGTCTGCCAATGGCTAGGCTTGCGGGCGAAGTTGGGGTTGCCCTTCCGGCGGCGGAACGGGCGCGGCTGATCGGGTTCTTGGTGGCTCATCGGGTGATGTTGCATAAGGGTCACCCTTATTGGCAAGCCCTAAAGGCGTAAAGCCAATTAAGGGTGAAACCCTTATACTATTTACTTCTGTTATCCCTTTAGGGATACAGTAAATAGATTGATGGATACACTCATGGTTAATGTAACGGTTATAGTCATGTCTATGGCGTTTCATTACCCACGACTGATTTTGGCCTTTTTACTCCCCGGTATTCAGCGGGGTCGGAGGGCTAAAGCCCCCCCCTTGAAAAAACCCCCAAATAGATGTCTTTTAGGGGGGTGGTAGTGGGGAAAGTGGGGGTAAAAGCGCGCTTTTCCTAGGTTCGACAGTTTCGGGAT